TGAAAAATCTTACGAAGCATTAGAAAAAGCAGGGATACCTAAAGATTATGTAAATCAGTTTATTGAAGGTCAAAAAGCAATAGCTGACCAACAAGCATCTTCTATTAAAAACATGGTAGGAGGCTCTGAAGCATATACTGAAATGACAGCATGGGCGGCAGAAAATATGTCTGAAGAAGAAAAAACTGCTTACAACACAGCAGTTAATTCTAAAGATATTGAAACAGCAAAGTTAGCTGTCGTAGGATTAAAAGCTAAATTTGAAAAAGCTAATGGTAACGAACCAAATTTACTTGAAGGAAAAGCAACAGTGTCAGGAGAAAAAGGTTACGCATCATGGGCTGAAGTTACAAGAGCTATGAGTGATGACAGGTATTCTAAAGACCCTGCATATCAAGCATTAGTAAAAGAAAAATTATCTAAATCGGATTTATAAAATTATGAAAAATTCTTTATATAATAATATTAATAAAAGAAAACGAGCAGGTACTTCTCGTCCAAAATCAAAAAGTACAATAAGTGTAAAAGCCTATGCAAAGATGAAAAAAGGCTTTTCTAAAAAAACATAGTTGTGCAACACTAATGTGTGGCAACTGCCATCAACAATTTAGCCAAATAACTTGACCCCTTGCGAGGGACAATCTTGACTAAATAACTGAATTGAAGAGGCTTTTATCAATAAACGTCATAAATAAACAAGGAGAACACTATGGCAAACGCAAGTCCAGTTAAATTTGGAAATGCTAATTCTGGTGCAACTCGTGATGACGCTTTGTTTTTAAAAGTATTCGCAGGTGAAGTTATTACTTCATTTGATAGAGCTTCAAAAACACAGGGTGCTGATATGGTTAGAAGTATCAGTAATGGGAAGTCAGCAACTTTTCCAGTAATGGGAAGAATTGGTGCTTCATATCACGCAGTTGGTACTGAAATTACAGGTTCAGATATTAACCACAACGAAAAGGTTATTACAATTAATGACCTTTTAATATCTTCAGTATTCGTATCGAATATCGAAGAAGCAAAAAACCACTGGGACGTAAGGTCAGCTTACTCTACTGAAATTGGTAGAGCTTTGGCTTTTCAAAAAGATAAGCACATCTTACAAACTATTGGTCAAGCATCTTTAGCTAGTGCAAGTATCACTGGTGGAGACGCTACAACTAACATAGTAAACACAGGTATCGCATCTGCTACAGATAGCACTGCGGCTAATGCAATGATTGATGCAATCTTTGCGGCGGCTAAAGAACTTGATGCTAACTACGTTCCTTCAGAAGGCAGAAAATGCTTTATGAGATTGGAAGAATACTACAAATTAGCAAACGCTACAAATGCAGTGAATGTTGATTTCAGTGGTAACGGTTCAATCGCTGAAGGTAAAGTTCACAAAATTGCAGGTATTGAATTAGTACCTGTGGCACACTTTGTTGACAGTAATGTAACTTCAGGTACAGACGCAGGTTCAGCAACTAATGGTGGTTCAACTCCTCAAGCAGTTAACCTATCAAACTTTGTTGCTCTTGTATCTCACCCTTCAGCAGTTGGAACTGTTAAGCTAATGGATTTAGCTGTTGAAAAAGAGTACGACATTAGAAGACAAGGTACGTTAATGGTAGCTAAATACAGCATGGGTCATGGTGTATTAAGACCAGAAGCGGCAGTCGGAATTAAAGAAGCGGCATAGTCCCTCTTTACTTACATTGGGCGGAGATTAACACTGACAATCCGCCCAGTGTTCTCACATAAAATTTAACATAGAGGATAGATGGCAACACAAATAACACCCACAACCGAATTACAAGCTGTTAACACAATGCTTTCTACGATTGGAGAAGCTCCAGTCAATAGTATTACAGGCACTACAACAGTTGATGTAAGTACAGCAAAAAATATTCTTAACGAAACATCTATGTCTATCCAATCTCAAGGGTGGAATTTCAACACACATACCAATTATAAATCTTTATCTTTAGATAGTGATAGTAAAGTTCCGCTTCCGTCTAACTGTGTAAAAGCAGATGCTAATGCACACTATAGACAATATAATTATACAATAAGAAGTGGTTTTCTTTATGATATGGATAATCATACTGATGTTTTTACTTCAGCTCCAAATTCAGTTGATTTAGTTCTAGTACAACAGTTTGAAGATTTACCAGAATACGCAAGACAATACATTACAATGAAAGCGGCAAGAAGATTTGCGGCTAGATTTATTGGTGATAGTGAGATTACACAATTAATTGGTCAAGATGAAAATGAAGCATTAATGGCATTTCATCAAGCTGATAGCCAAGAAGCTGATGTCAATATTCTTGAAGGGGACAGCAATACATTTTCTATTATTCATAGAACTACTAGAAGGACTTATTAAAAATGGGAAGTGTTGTTTCACAATCTATTCCTAACTTCTTAAATGGCATGTCTCAACAGACACCAACACAAAGAGGTATTAATCAAGGAGAAGACCAGATAAATTTACAAAACGGATTAGTAGATGGTTTATCAAAAAGACCTCCTTTAGATTTTGTAGCAACATTAGACAACAGTAATATTTATTCTAACAAAACAAAATTTTGGCAAATACAAAGAGATGCTGACAATCAATATATCGTGGCATTATATAATGGTGGGGTAAAAGTATTTGGTTTAGATGGTACAGAAAAAACAGTTACAGTAGCAAGTGGGTCAGGTTATTTAACTTCTACAAACCCTAGAGAAAATTTTAAATTAGTTAACATAGCAGATTATACATTTGTAGCTAACACAGGAACTACAGTTGCGGCTGATAGCACAACGTCTGCGGCTAAAGTAGAAGAGTTTTTAATTGTTTGTAAATTAACAAACTACGGTAGAGAATATAAAGTTGCCTTGAAACACCCATCAATGGCACAAGAACTAGAAGTAGTCTTTCAATTACCTTCAGGTAATGATGCGTCCACCGATAGTAAATTTAGAGATACAAATAAAATAACAGATATACTTTTATATGGTACATCAAGTACACATTGGGACAGTGCCGCAAATGGTATTGGATTTAATGTTAGAAGAACAGATACGAATGCGTCTGTATCTACAACACAAGGTTTAGCAAATTATTCTGGGTTTACGTCATATTTTACTTTTGAAGCATACGACAGTGTAATCTATGGAAAACCTACCGACCAAAACGCTAACTATGAAATAACTACTTCAGATGGTTCTGGTAACACAGCCATGTATTCTATAAGAGATGAAATTCAAGATTTTAGTAAATTACCTTTTTACGGAAAAGAAGGAGTAATAATAAAAATTACTGGAGAAGAAGGTGATACACTTTCAGATTACTATGTAAAGTTTTCAGGAAAGTCTGGTGTATGGAATGAAACTATTGCACCTGCTACTTCTATTGGTTTAGATAATTCTACAATGCCACACGCATTGATTAATAACAATGATGGAACTTTTACATTTCAAGAATTAGATTGGACAGATAGAGTATGCGGAGACGCTGATACAAACCCTGACCCAACTTTTGTTGGTAAAAAAGTAAATAACTTAACTTATTATAAAAATAGATTAGGAATATTATCAGGAGAAAATTTAGTATTAACAGAAAATGCTTCTTTCTTTAATTATTTTGCTACAACATCAACACAAGTTTTAGATACAGACCCCATTGATATTGCGGCTTCAGGTACAGAAGTTAATACACTTAAAAACTCTGTTGGATTTAATGAAAGTTTATTGTTATTTTCTGACACTGCACAATACAAACTAGATAGTTCAGGTGAAACTATTTCACCAACTTCAGCAATACTTAATCAAGTATCTTCATTTGAACATGATGATAAAGTTACACCAGTATCAGCAGGTAAGTTTGCATATTTTGCACAAGCAAGAACAAACAATACTGCAATAAGAGAATATTTTGCAGATGATGATACATTAACAAATGATGGACTAGATATTACGGTGTCAGTAGGAAATTTAATACCTACTAATTGCTATCAAATCATTAGTAACACTACTGAAGACACATTAATATTTTTAACTTCAGATACAGCAGATACTCAAACAGCACCTTATAGTGGCACAGTGTCTACAACATACGCTAACACAATGTATATCTATAAATACTTTTTTGATGGTGGAGAGAAAGTTCAAAACGCATGGTCTAAATGGACATTTGAAGGTGTAAAAATTATTGGTGCTATGTCATTAGAAAGTTTTATTTATGTCTTAGCTTCAGAAGGCACTACAACAAAATTATTAAAAATAGATTTAAGAAATTTAAAAGATACAACAATAGGTCATGGAGTTTACATTGACCTTAAAACTTCTGTTACAGGAACGTATGACAGTGCTACAGATTTAACAACATTTGTATCACCTTATGGTGCAAAAACAGGATTAATTGCAGTAGATAAAACCAACGGTAATAATTACACTGTAACCAACACTTCAGGTTCAACTTATACTATTGCAGGAGACCACACAGCGTTGTTCATAGGAATACCTTATGAAAGTAAGTACACAATGTCTACTCAGTATGTAAGAGAAAATACAGGAAGAGGATTAATAGCAGTCACTTCAGGAAGATACCAAATAAGAAACATATCATTTAATTTTGAAAATAGTGGATACTTTCAAGTTGAAGTTACACCAACTAATAGAAACACATCTACAGCTATTATGAATGGTTACATTATTGGAACATCTACATCTATTGTTGGACAACCTGCTATTGCGACAGGAACTTTAAGAGTGCCTGTTCAATGTAAAAATACAGAATTTACTTTAGATATTAAATCGTCATCTCACTTGCCTATGTATATCGCAGGGGCAGAAGTTGAAGGTTATTATCACAACAGAGCAAGAAGGATTTAATGAAAGAAAATTACGTTAGAAAAGCAGAACTAAAAGATGCGTTAGAGTTAGCACCTAAGATTAGAAAAGGTGACAGACAGGAAATAATGGCTTCCAACGGTGTATCACCTTTAGAAGCTCTTGTTACTCCTTTTACTCAAGAAGGAAAAATTTACTCTATTATAGGAACAACATCTGAAGGTGTCATTGGTATGTTTGGTTCTGTACCGTCTTCAGAAAAAGGATTTGGAGTTGTTTGGTTATTGTCTAGTGAAACTTTATTTAAACATACTAAACAATTTATAAAAGAATGTCCTAAATGGGTAGACGAAATGAGTGAAGGTTATGAATACGTTTACAATTTTGTAGATGAAAGAAATTGGAAAAGTTTAAAATGGTTACAATTTTTAGGATTTGAACCAAAAAATAAAATAGGAGATTTTGGTATTGGAAAGATGCCATTTTTATTAATGATGAAAGAGGTAAATAATTAATGTGTGATATTCAAGCGGCACTTCAAGTAGCAGGAGCAGTTGTTTCTTATAGACAACAAAAAGTAGATAATGCCGCTATAAGAAGAGACCAAGATACCACAAGAAGTAATGCTGATAAGGCATACCTGCATGACATGGTTAAAATTGACCAAGAAAAAATTAATGCAGACATGGAAAAAACTAAAGCTGAAATGAGAACTAAAGCTGAAAGAGACAGAGAAATTGCACAAAAAATTAATTTAGGAAATGCTAACGATACTAAAATTGTACAATCTATTGGAGCTATGTATGATGAAGATTGGATTGATATAACAAGTGGTTACGAAAAAGATATTCAATTATTTCAAAATCAACAAACTGAAGCATACGCTAATCAAGTTAAAACTTATAACAGTTTAAAACCACCTACAGACCCGTCAAGAACTGGTTTAATGTTAGATGTAGCTACTGCGGCTAACGGCGGTTATCAAAGAAGTCAAACTAATAAAGAGGCGAAAAAATAATGGCTAAATATCAAAGACAAGGAACAAACAAATATTATGGTGCGGCAAACGCAGGATATGTCTCAACAGGTAGTAGTGTTGATGGATTAGCAAAATCATTAGTAAACGCAGGATACAAAATCGGTGAAGCAGAAAATTTAAGAATTGATAGAAAAAAAGATAAAGCTATTGCAAAAATAGATGAGCTATATGCAAATGGTAAATCTTTTGAAACTATCCAATCTGAAATTATCTCAGGCAAACACCCAGAGCTTACAGGTAAATATATTGATGCAACTACAAACTATCATGCAGGTAGAGTAAAAGCACATGAAGTTATTAAAGAAATAGAAAGCAATAAAGATAAATACGACATTAGAAATCAAGAGATGACTTTAGATGTTTTCTATAAAGATTTTATGCCTGACACTAAAGCTATGGACAGTGCAACATTGTTAGGTTTTACAACACAATTTAATAAATACAGAGCTAAAGATGCGTTAATAGATGCTGAAAATAGAGCGGCTTATAACACGGAAAAGAAAATTACAGATGGCGTAGGATTGTTAGATGATATTCCTACGGAAAGTTTAAAAACAGAATTACCAGATTTTATTAAAAGTTTGCAACCAGTAGTTCCTAATAGTGATGGTTCTGGTAATCCAAACGTGTTGCATACTAATGCAGAAACTTTAGCAATCGTTAAAAGAAGTGTGCTTGACATTATTGCTAATGCAAAAACAGAAGATGATTTAGATAGAGCAGATATTCTTTTAAATAGTAATTTGGGATATTCTAAAAACGGTTCTGCTATTGGAACTTTAAATTCAAGAAAATCAAAAGATATTATTGCGATACAAGATGAGCTTACTAAGAAAAGAAGAACTTTAATAATTAATGATAGGCAAGAAGCTGAATATCAAAGAAACAAACGTGTAGATGAAATATTTGCTGAAATGTACGCTGATGTAGAAGAGACAACTGCTGACGGTACATTTACAAGAAAAAAAACTCACGCAGAACAAATGGCTTTAAGGGACGAGTTAGAAGCTATGGGGGATTATGCGGCAGTTGCTAATTTTGATAAAGCAAGGACAGCTAATTTATACGTTGATAATGACCCTGAAATTTTAAATCAATTTGTAGAAAAAATATATAATGATGGTTTTGTTGATAGAGATGAACTGAAAACTGAATTTAATAAAATAGATGCTGACCCTAGAAAATTAGGTGAAATGTTACAGCATTATGAAAACTCACTAAAAGATGACAATAGAACATTACACACAACTAATACTGCTTATTTAGCAGGTTCAAAATCAATTTTAAATATTGTTGAAGCACAGATAGGTATGCTTGGTGACGAGAGAAGTAAAACTGAACTTGCTCTTCAAATGCCTATTGTTGAACGACATGTTAAAAGAGAAATATATGATTTTGAATTAGATTATTTTAAACAAAATGGTCGTAAGCCTACGAATGATGAGCGTCAGGCATTTATGGTTAAATTAGAAAATTACATAAAACAAATTTACTCTTCTTCAGGAGCAACTCCTATAGGTAATCCAAATTTAGAAACCTTTGATACACAAACACAGAATGAGATAACTGAAGGATTTAATGAAGTAGATAGACAGCTTGAAGAAGAAGCACAAGAAGTAAAAAATAATACAGTAATTGGTACTGGCTCTGATGGTAACGAGATAACATTAGGTGGTTACGTTGATGCTGTAATGGAAAACTTAAATACTATGGAAGTTCCTAAGTTAAGAAAAACTATTATTGAAGGTATTATTTCTGAAGACGAAAAATACAGACAACAGACATTACCTAAAATAGAAAAATACATTAAATCAATTATGGGTGATAACTTTACTCAAGCTAATATTGATATGATGTCTTTAAAAGATAGAGATAATATGGTTATCAAAGTTGCTCAAAATCTAAACATGACAACTGGTAATAAACAAGACGACCAAAAAGTATACCAACAAATAAGTAAAATATTCCAATCTTTAATAGGAGAATAATAAATGGCAAGTTTCAGCTCATTTGACACCCCCACAACAACAGAAGAACAATCTTCGACAAACAGTATTTATACCGTACCTGAAGTAGCCACAAATGAAAATGACGCTTTAGAACAAATACAAACAGAAGAATTTTATAACACATTAAAAAGTTATTATTCTTACAGAGAGAATGACAAAAAGTTTAACAAGATGTCTCATGCAGATTTGTTAGATTATTTCTATGAAGACAGGTCTTGGAGAAATAACAATACTGTATCTATGGGTATGGATTTGTCTAACGTCATGGGTGAGGACAATGAACAAAGATTAAAAGAATTTGCATACATAGCACAAACCTATGAAAATTTACCATCATTTTGGAATGACCCAAATAGAAGTTTTGGCTCATGGTTAGTTGACAATGGTGGAGCTATGATAGCTGACCCAGTAAACCTAGTAGGTTTTGGTGTTGGTGGTCAGGTTGCGAAACAAGGTTATAAACAGGCACTTAGAGTTGCTTTAAAAGATAAAATAGCAGGTGAACTAAATGAAAGAGCATTAAAAGAAGTTGCTAAACAAACACAAAAACAAGCACTAGGAAAAGCGATAGTAAAAGGCGGATTGTATGAAGGTGCAGTTAATACTGTTATTGCAGGTGGTCAAGATGCTTTACTACAAACGACAAACATAGAAGCAGGTATTCAAGATAAATATAATTACGGTAGAAGTGCTATTGCTTCAGCCGCAGGTTTTGGTTTTGGTACTTTGTTTGGTTCAGCATTTTCAGCAGGTGCTTTTAAAATGACTACCAATTCTCTTACCAAAAAAGGTGTTAAAAAATTATTAGAAATAGAAGCAAAAGGTCAAAGCAATATATCAGGTGCAAGATTGTTTGATGAGTTAATGCCTGACGAAACTACAAAAACACTTAGAAATAAACCACCTGCAAAAACTACAAAAGAATACATCAATAAATTAGAAACAGATAAAATAACACCTGAAGATAAACCCGCAGGTAAAAATGAACTTCCTATAAATTTAACAAAACAGCGTGGTAAATATGAAGCGTTTGTAAAAAACAAAACAGAAGAAGTTAAAGAACAACTTAAAAAAGAAGTCATAACTAGAGAACAAATGGTTAATGAAGTTGTTACAATGTTTGGACAAGATAGAAAAAAATTTGAAGCAATGGCTAATGACATGGCTAACAGTGAACAATTCGTAAAAGCCTATGTTACTATTATTGCACAAGCTGATGATATAAGAAGTGATTTTGATATGATAGGTGCATTATCTACAGAATTAAATCAAAGAATAGATTTAGCACCAGATGAAATAGGACAGATATTAAACAAGATAGAAGCCGTAGAACAAAGACTAGATAAAACGATTGTTCGTAAAAAGAAATCAGGACAGAACATTGCAAGAGCTTTACAAGCAGGTAATGTAGATGCTGACGCTACCAGAGCGGCAGAATTAATAGCTAATCCTGAAGACCCTAAAATGATTGCTTTAAAAAGAGGTACACCAGAACAACGATTAGAATTTTATAAAACTGTTGGAAAGTTAGCCGACAGAGACCAAATTATTAGAGCATTACAAAATGCAAAAGAAGTTGATAGATGGGACATAGCTACAGAATTTGTAAACAATAACCTTTTATCTTCACCCGATACACACATACTTAACATTGTGTCTGGGCTAGTGCAAACTCAATGGAAACCTGCCACCATGTTTTTAAGAGGTCTTAATATGACTTTAAAAGATAAAGACAGAGCAAAAGTAATTATGAGAGAAGCTCTACAAACTTACATATATCAATATGCTTACATAGGTCATGCTTTAAAAAGAGCTAGTAAATCTTTTGTTGAAGGCAGAGCAATACTCGATAGTAGGCAAATGAAACATGATAGCACTATGAGACAAGGACAACTACAAGATTTGTTTGATGCTTGGGGTGAAACAGTCACTAACCTTGTAGGATTAGATGGAACAAGTTTAGGTAAAATGGTTACGGGAACATTTAAAGGAGCAGGAAGAGTTATATCAGCTCCTATGAGAGTTCTTTCAGCAGGTGATGAATTTCTTAAATCTATGATGTTTAAAGCTAGAATGACATCTTTAGTAAATTCTAAAATATTGGAAGACAGTCCTGACTTGATGCCAATGAAAAATGACTTTACCGCAGGTTACTCAATACCGTTTAGAGAGAAATACAAAGCAAAAGCAAGAGAGATAGAAGCCCAATATATTAAAGATAATGGCTCTGCCATTGAAGTAGATAAAACTGTAAATGCCAGATTAAACTCACCTTTATACTACGCTCAAGAAGGTTCATACACACAACACGTTGGTCAAATAAATCCCAACACAAAAGCTCTTGAGGATAAACTTACTGGTAGTCTTTTAAGAATTGCTACAAAACATAAGTCATTAAGATTATTAGGTTTACACTTTGTTAATACACCATCAAACTTATTAAGGTGGTCAGCACAACACTTACCATTTTTAGGTAGATTTCAATTTCAAATGGCTCACATGTTAGCTGAAAAGAAATTAGGTAATGGTAAATTTAGAAGTGAAATTGCAAGAGGATTAAATCCATTTAGAAAAAAAGATTACATTAACCCAGAAGCGGCGGCAGAAGCAAAAGCAAGAATACAAATGGGTTGGGCTTTATGGGGCAGTGCTATCTACTTAGCTATGTCTGGTAAAATTGTAGGTGGTGGAGATATTAACTACAAAAAACAAAAAGACAAAGAAGCTAACACTGGTGAACAACCATACTCATACAAAACAGATGATGGTAGATATATTTCATTAAACAGGTTAGACCCAATAATGATGCCATTCTTTATTGCGGCAGATGTTATTGCATTGTTAAACAAACATTTAGAAACTACAGATGATTTAGACCCCGTAGTAGAAAAAGATACAACTGAGCTTATCATGGGTGTAGTCGCTACACTTACAAGAAACATTACATCTAAGTTTTACACAAAAAATCTTTTAGAAGTAATACACATGATGACTTCAGATGACATTATGTTTTCAAGAAAACCAGAAAGATTTGGTACACAAGTTTTATCTCAGTTTGCTTATAAAGCATTTCCTTTATCAGGTGGTCTAAGATATGTAGATAGAGTTAATGATGAGTGGGAAAGAGAACTATACACATTATCAGACAGGTTGTTAACACTAAATCCATTGGACAGTAAAACAGCAGTAATGCCTAAACGTAATATGTTTGGTGAAAAGATTAATAGAAAGAATGGTTGGTTATTTGGATTAGGTGGTGAAAGTGGATTATGGTCTTCACCTTTTGCTATGACTAATTTTAAAAATACAAAAACAGCTCAATTTATTAGAGAAAGAGATTTTAAATACACTCACCCACAAATCAGTATTAGAGTTAAAGGTGACAATACATCTATAAATTTAAAAGATTTAAGAAATGAAAAAAACCAGACTGCATACGATAGAATGCTTGAAATTAAAAATGAGACGACTGTTGATGCTAACGGTGTAATTATTATCAACAAAGCATCATTTAAAGGTAAACAATACACTTTAGCTCAGTATGTAGAAAAGATGATATTAGACCCACAAAGTTCTATTTATCGTCACCCATCTGGTACAATCAATGGTAAAGATTTACAAGCTCAAGTAATTATAGATTTTGTCCATAAAATCGACAGATACTCAAAAAAACAAATGATGAAAGAGTTTCCTGAGTTTAGCGAGAGAAAGAAAGCTCTATATGAAAACAAAGCTAAAAAATACAACGAGCATTACAAAACGCTAGAAACCCTAGCAAACAACTAAACTTACACTTTTAGTAAAACCCAATTAAAAACATAAGGAAAATCACGCATGGCAAATAGTTTTGTACGTTATACAGGTAATAACAGTACAACATCATATTCTATACCTTTTAGTTATAGAGCCACAAGTGACCTTACAGTTACATTATCAGGGGTTGTTACTACAGCTTACACGTTAAATAGTGCAGGAACTACGCTAACTTTTACTACCGCACCTGCTCAAGACGTAGCAATCGAAATTAGAAGAAGAACATCACAAGGTACTAAATTAGTAGATTATGCTTCTGGTTCTGTACTTACAGAAAACGATTTAGATACAGATAGTGACCAAGCATTCTTTATGTCTCAAGAGGCTATTGATGATGCAGGAGACGTTATTAAAGTTTCTAATACAAACTTTCAATGGGACGTACAAAATAAAAGATTAACAAATGTTGCAGACCCAGTAGATAATACTGATGCTGTTAACAAACAATTTATATCAAACAATATACCCAATATTAATACAGTAGCAGGTATAAGCACTGATGTAACAGATGTAGCTAATATTGCTTCTGATGTTACGGCTGTGGCTAATGATGCTACAGATATTGGTACAGTGGCAACCAACATGCCATCAATTACTACCGTTGCAACTAACATTGCAGACGTAGTGACAGTAGCAAATGATTTAAATGAAGCTATTTCAGAAATAGAAACTGCGGCTAACGATTTAAATGAAGCAACTTCAGAAATTGATACAGTTTCAAATAATATAAACAATGTAAATATTGTTGGTACAAATATTGGTGATGTTACTACAGTTTCTAACAACGAAACTGATATTCAAACTTTAGCTGACCTAGAAGATGG